AAAATAACACCTACTTGAAAAAGCGGTGCTGCTAATGATATAATATGGCTTGTCTAGGGCGATATTATATATAAGCACAGCTTATGTAAGTATCGTGGTAAAAGCTCTTGTGTTGGTAGCACAGGGGCTTTTATTTAGTTATATCTTATTGTGTAATCTTTTTTTTCGATAATGCTTAGCATTATATTTTCTGGATTTCCTGTAATTATGCTTAACGATGAATTGATTATTGCAATATTCTAATGTGGCAGCAGCATTACTATCAGAGAATATTGAGGAACTAGGGAATAATTCATGATATTTTTCATAATCAATATTTCCATTAGCGTCTATAATTTGTGAAACTTTGTATTTGATATTGTGATTGGTAAGTTCAATATCATCATTAAAACCAATAGCATCAGTCAGATGCTGTATATCATTAGGGTACATCATAACATGTTGAGAAAAAGAACTATTAAGAATACTTATGACATTATTAAAAGGACATTTATAATTAAATAATGACAATAGGTTAACTAGCTTAGCTATTCCATATGTATTTTGCAATCCAGAAAGATCATAATTTTCCTTTTTGAGCTCTTTAATAGCTTTTTTACCAACAGATACAGTGTTTTTAGGAATAAAAGAATACATACATTTTCCGTGTGCAGCCATATTTCTATAATCTAAGAAAAAAATAAGGGATTCCATAAATAAAGATTTTATTTCTTGGCGTTCAGCTATTGATTTTGGAACACCATAAGCTAACATAATTAGTTCTGTTTTAACATCTGGTTTTAGTATTCGTACAAAGTTAAAAAGCGTACTCATATATACTTGCTTTAATAAAATCCAAGGTGGAACATTGTTATATTCTTTTAAGTGGTAATTTACAGGAGGTTTTGGATTGTCTATTACATATTGTAATTGCTTTAATATTTCGTTTTTACTCCAATGAGGATTTTTTGACTTAGTATTAATATAATTTTTTGAATCTAAATATCTTATATGCTTAGAAGAGTAATTCTTCGCTATAACATAAGATATTAAACTTCTCATATGTTCTTCTAAATCAACAAGAGCAATCATTATCATTTGTCTAAGGGTCTTGTCAAATTTAAAAAGAGAAAAAATCTGTTCGAATGAAATGCCAGGTTTAAATTCCTCATTATGGTTATCTAGTTTTATTACATAATTTTTCTTATATCCATTAATAACTTCATAATAGTCATATGTCATAAGAATATATTTTGCAAGTTTTTCATCATTAATGATTAATTTTCGTTCTTTTAGTAGCTCTATTTGTTGTTCGATTGTTAAAAATTCTTGTGGGTTTTTATTCATATGCATTCTCCTAAAATGAAAATAGAGGACTTGAGATAATTATCTCAAGTCCTCTATCCACAGCCAAACAAGTTAGCCATATCTTCTTGAGATATATTAATCTATTATGAATTAAAAGTCAATAAATTTACTGACTCTGAATGTATAATTTTTAATACATTTTTTACACATTCATTTCAGGTACATTTTCAATTAATTGTAATAATTGTTCTTTTTCACTCATATTAATACCTCCATATATTATTTTGTAAAGTGTAAAAATCTATTAATTTTAATAGCTTTAGAATAAAAAGCTATTAGATACATATGTGTACAAGGTAATTTACTGGATTCAAATTCAGGACAGGTGCATTGCTTTAAGCTTGCTCTATATTTACCAAAACGCCCAGCGGCTAACTTCTTATCTATGTAAAAGCTGCCATTATATTTCATTGCAGCATCCTGCTTTTGTATCTGCTCTGGTAGAGCATGTATATCATTATCAAAATCCGGCCAGTTAAGGACCTCACATCTTCCGTATATTTTCATTCAAATAGCTCCATTACATAAAGTGTAGGCTGAAATCCTATAACATAATTATCAACCTGTACATATAAACCGTATTTAGAACGATAACAATCAATTGCATCCTGCAGGAACTGCTCTGTTACATCTAAATGTTCTGCCATATCGTGTAGAGTCAGACATCTGTTTTTGTAACAATCAATAAGCCCTCGCAGACCAACTTGCCTATTAAAAGCCCATAGACGCGCTCTTGCTTCCTGCTTTCTATTACTAATATCAGACATATCAAGGATATTTCCAGATGATGTATAGAAATGACCTAGTTCCTCAGCTAGGACACAAGCTTTTTCTTTTTGCGTAGGCAAATCTTTTTTAATTGCAATCCTGTTACCTCTTATTCTGCCAGCGTTTGCGGAAAGAGACTTCTCCCTTGTAATTAGATTGTTATTATCTGCTTCAATAAGTAATTCTTCGTAATTCAATTAAATCCCCTCTTTAAACTATTTCCATTCATCATCGTTATCCATAATGTCATTATCGTGTTCCTGATCTTTTTTAGAAGAATTAGGAAGCTCATGTGCAGCATTAAGCATGTTATCATCTGCAGCATACTCAGGAATATATGTTAATTCTTCAATACGTTTGGCAGCCTCTTCCTTTCCTTTGATATTTAATAATTCTAAATATTTAAGCATCCTATTAAAGAAAACAGGATTATCAATAAGTTGATCGCTTTCGGGTTTATCTGAATCTAAATTCAGTAAAAAAGATGGTGTTACATTTAATGCTTTTGAAAATGCTAGTATTTTACTTTGAGGTAAGTCAACTTTTCCAGCCTCTATTTTTGCGACAGATGTTTTATCTTTATACCCAACAAGTTCAGCAAGTTGGGATTGAGACAACTCTTTATTTTCACGCAAACTTTTAATTTTTGCTCCTATTTTAGATTGCAAGTCCATTATTAGCACCGCCTTTCTTGATTTAAGTGTATATTATCATAAATGTGAATTTAATTCAACATTTTTGTAAAAAATAGTTGACAGACATTCAACTCTAATGTATTATTATGTTGAGTTGAATGACATTCAACTTGGAAAGGAGGAATTAAGTTGACAGATACAGTTGCTTTAAAGGGCGCAATTAAGAACTCGGGGATGTCAGTTACTTATATAGCCAATATCCTAGGAATAACAAGAGGCGCACTATATAAGAAGCTTGATAATATAACAGAATTCAAAGCGTCAGAAATTGTTTTACTAAAAAAGATTTTAAATCTTTCAGATAAAGAAAGAGATGATATTTTTTTTAATGTAAGAGTTGAATGACATTCAACTAATAAAGATACAAGGAGGTGAGAGAGTGAAGGGACAGGTTAATTATGTCAAATGGGTTAATCCCAATATATACAACTCAGTAACACTGGCAAGCAAGTCAATGGAAACTGATGAGTACAACGAACTGGTTAGTGAAATATTACATTTAACAAATCAACACAGCTTATCAATAGCAGATTTAGAAAGCTTTTTTAAGCAGATTATTGATGATGTAAAAAGAAACACTATTCCTGGTTAAATCATTCGTTCAATTATTTCTCTTAAAGAATTGCTTAGTACATATTTAGAATTGTTTTCAGGTCGGCTAGTAGGAATCTGAGTGTAATTTCTGATGTTTATTTCATATCTGTCAGTATAAGTTTTTTTGCCATTCTTATAAGTAATGATGAATGTGTAAATTGTATCAGGCTTGAATATCTGACAATCAAGGGAAATTAACTTTGATTGTCCAGGAGCTAAAATTATGCCCTTAAGTCTATTAAGATTTACTGACAGTGATTGTGATATTTTATCGGGTGGATTAAGAAATTGGAAATCGGTAATTATGCCAGCACTTGCACCAAAGTTTTTTACCACAAAATATGATTGCTGTTCACATATAGTTATTTGCTCAACATAAATAGAGATACAGGGTTTGACAGATTCTTCTAAAGATTTTGTGTTTTGGTGAATGGAAACCGCTGAGATGATAACAGCAATGATACTTATAAGTGAAGATATAAGTATGCTTATTAATTGAATGATATCAGATGTTGAAAATTCCATAGAAAACTCCTTTTGCATTTATTAGGGAATGTCGGATTCCTAATAAATAAGTATAAAAGCAAAAGAAGAGTTTAACAAGGATATTTATAAGCACTTTAAGAAAGGAGCAGGTAATGATTACAAGAACTGAATATGCCAATTTTGGCAGACCGGAAGATTTACTCCGGTATATGCAGGAAGAAAACATTGAGGTTGTAACAGTAGAGTCGGAATACTGGGGTGCAAAGCTTGCTCCTATGAGAATGACACAGAAAGATGTAGAAGATTGGGTGAAAATGAAGGAGAATTGAATGAATTACATATCAGTAGCAATAACAGTAATTACTTGTTTAACAGTATTGGCTTTATGTCATGAACCTAAAGACCGTAAGTAGCATATAAAACATAAAGAGCCATGAGGTGAGAGAGTGAATATAGTTATAAAGATTATAGATGGGGAGAAGATAATAGATTTCTCAACCCTGGATGAGAATAAGAAGAAAGAATACGGACAGCGCCTCAATGAGCAAGGGCTAAGTGCTATGGGGTATGTCCGTAGTAAGGAGGCAAGATGAGAGACATAGGTTTGATAATTGCATACAACAGGCGCATTAATGCGGCGGTAGACGATAGACGCATTGAAGATGCAGCTAAGTGGATGTGCAGATTACATAAGTTAGAAAATAGAAATGGAGTTCCAGTGGGGAGTTATAGACTCAGGGAGGCGTAAATGACTAAAAGTACATATTTGGGAAAGTGCATGTATTGCGGGCAGCAGGCAATGCTTGAGATTAATGATGATATTGTAGCTTCATATGAAGACAAACCAGATGATTGGGATACATACATTTCAGAGGAAGCGACTAAGATTTGCAAATGTGAAGGTGCAAGAGCATGGTGGAATGTAGAAAGGCGAGTGCGTAAGGCAGAAGACGAGTGCCTGAAGCTTGCTAACAGTGAACAGATAGGAGAGGTACTGAAAGCTGCAGTAAGACCTGTTATGAGAAGTGAGTTTGATAAGCTCACAATTAAAGATGGGGGGGGTTACCTACAGTGTGTACCTTGATAGTGATGAACGCCTTCATGTCCGTAGAGAACATAAGGTCACAGAAGATAAGACAGAGTAAATAAAAAGAGCCGCTTGAAGAAGCGGCTCGAACCAAATCGACAAGTTGCGTAACAACTTGAATACATAATAAATCATTTTAAGAATAAAGTCAATATTTGATGTGAATATCAAGAAAAATAATGGGGAGAAATCCCCATAAAAACTTGATTGTATTAATTAAGTTAAGAACCAAGGAGACAATTTTTAATGCCATACATAAAGGAAATATGTATAGCAGGTAGCGTAATAACAATAAGACGATATCACACCCTTAGATATAACTGTCGAGGGGAAAGAAGGGAGAGCCGGGAGAAGGTAACAACAGCGAAACAGGAAACCATAAACCGGAGAGTGGCAGAAAGAAAGCTGGCGGCAAAGATGAATACCAATTTTACAGATGAGACAGGAATGTTGGTTACATGGACTTATGCCAGGGAGAGCCGACCTCCCACACCTGATGATATGACAGTAGATATTCGCAATCTGCTAAAAGCTTTGAGGAGAGAATTTGAGAACATTGGTCCTCTAAAGTACATCTATGTTAAAGAGATAGGAAGCAAGGGAGCGCATCATATTCACATGATCATGAGTGTATGTGATGTGCGTGTATTAAAGAGATGTTGGAACAAAGGGTTTGTCCATGTAAAGCCACTGGACAGTGACAATGACTACACAAGAATTGCTCAGTATTTTGTTAAGTATGCAAATAAGACAGAGGAGACTCTTGGCAGAAGAATTGGTAAGCGATGGAATTCTTCAAGAAATTTAAAAGAGCCAGTGATTGTAAAACAGGTAGTTAATGCAAATACGTTTGCAGATAAAACAAGGAGAAGCACAATACGCAAGTACGAGAAACAAGGATATTACATGGTTAAGGATTCTGAGAGAACCGGAATATCTGAGATGGGCTTTAGATACTATGAAGCCAAGTTCCGACGACATAAAGGAAGGGAGTGTGGTTAGTGCAGAAAGTAGATGTTTATATAAAAACAAGTGCAAGAGGACCAGCAGTCCGTAAGCATGTCGCATACATGTATGTCTTAAAGATAGTTATTAATGGCAAGGAATTTGTCCGTAATGGAAAAGGCACACTTGAGAATGTAACAGAGAACCAGGCAACACTGCAGGCAATAATACATGCACTTATGCGTTTCCATGAAAACTGTGAAATCCGCATAAATACAGAATGTGAGCATGTATTAAACAGTTGTAGAAATGCTTGGCCACAACAGTGGGAAAAGGACAGCTGGAAGAAAAAGACAGGTAAGCCGGTAAAGAATGCGGATTTGTGGCAGCAGTACCTTAATGTAAGCCGAGGACATGTTATAAGCTGGTCGGATGAGCCGCATGATTTTACAAAGTGGATGGAATATGAGCTTAAGAAGATGGAGGCAACATGGACGAGATAAAGATAAAAAAGGAGCTGGCTCGCCTTAAGTGGCTAAGAAAAGCGGCGTACATGATGCCACCCTGTAAAACAGCGGATGAAACAAGCATTAAGGTTGCTAATCTTACGATACTTGGCGGAGAGATAGCGAAGTTGGAGAGACAGTTATATGTATGCCAGCATCCAGAGGTAGACAACATATAACTCATAACGGCACAAAGCCGCATAAAATCAGAATGGGAGTAGCATTTTACTCTAAAAGTATCTACATACTTATCCGTGTACGCGGTTAAGAATATATCACACAGCAAAATCTGGCAGCAGTTCCGCCCTGTACGCAGGGCGGGGAAAGGAGAGACATGGAAAGCATAATGCAGGACATAAAAGAATGTTATATATGCCGGCAGATAATGACGCAGAATAACATTTTCAGATCGCTTCCGTCTGGTGGGCTTGAGTGCCATCACATAATGCATGGAACGGCCAACAGAAAGATATCAGAGCATTACGGTTTAAAGGTGTGGCTGTGTCCAGAACATCACAGAACGGGCAAGGAAGCTGTACATATATGCAGGGAAACAGACTTAAAGCTCATAAGAGCAGGTCAAACGAGATTTGAACAGGTATTCAGTCATAGTGAGTGGATGCAGTTATTCATGAAAAATTATTTGTAGGAGGACACAATATGTTTGAGGTATTTGGAGAATTTGATTCGGCAGAAGAGATAAATAAGGCAGCAGCCGCACAGCTTGCACAGGGAGATACACAGGCTATAAGGGATATAGCAAGAGAGAATGGCCTTGATCCAGCTGATGCAGAGGACTATATAGACGGAGAAGTAACAGAGTTGTGCAATCCGCTTATGGCAGCACTGGGAAAAATAAAGATTGAAGAGGATGAACTTAAGCCGGTTGAGATAGTGCAGGACTGGATAAATTATATAAAAGCACAGGTTACAGAGCATCCTGATATGGCTGTAGCGGTACGCAGAAAGGGAAAGACGATAAAGGGCTGTATCGCAGAACTTCTTAAGTGGAGTTTTAAAAATTGTTATCCGGTGGATAAGGATATTGTTAAGGCAGCAGGCGTAGGTGCTTCTGTTAAGATGGGAATCCCTGGAATGGGAAGAGCGTATGAAATCATAAAGGCTTATTACCTTGGAGGCGCGAAATGAAAAGAAAACAGATTATCGCATACGAAGGGAAAAAACCTACAGGAAAACGAAAACTGACGCTTATAGCTGATATCGTAAGTTTTGATGGTGATAAGTACCTTATTGCAGATTTGTATAGCAAGAAGGAACTCATATATCGCGAAGTATATTGTAGCACCGGAAGATTCAACTATGACTATGAAAATCAAAAAGCAGACACAAAAATCTACTGGAACAATCCCAAAAGGAGAATGTTGAAAGAGGCATATACTACAGACCAGACAGTTGCAACTGTAAAGAAATATGCAAAGTTAATAGACACAAAATATTATAGCGAAGATGCTGTTGATATGCTTGAGTCAATTGAATCGAAGGTGGATAGTATGTCAGATCTTAGAAAGAAGCAGCGGGAGAATGACGAAAAAGAGAAATTATTTGAATTACTCCCGGAAGAGCCTAGAATTCTTCAAATGCGCATAGAAAGCAAAGTGAATCAGGGGAATATTATATATTACAAAAGACATGGAATATATGCTGATTATCATTGTTGCCAGTGTGGAGAAGATTATATGCTAAGAACAGAACCATACGAAGGAATTGAACCGATACTGACATATCCCAAGCCGGAAAGATTAAAAGCTTTTGAATGTCCTAAATGTGGAGACAGTGCATTGCTTTATCCAATGGGGCATGCCAAGTGTACATACCAGAATTTCACGACATTTTTATATCAAGTGGCAGCAGACGGAACCCTGATTACAAGAATGTATGATGTATTTGTAACAAGAACACCAGAAGGGGCAAGGAACATCAAAACAACAGAATATGAGCGTGTGTTTATGCGTCCCGGATATTGTAGAGAATATTATAGATACAATTCAGAATACAGATGGCGTAAAGACAGAAATGTGACACTTAGCAATGTAATAGAACTTATTGAGGTCAACTATGACTGCATAAAGGACAGCCAGATGAAGTATCTTCCACAAGATATGTATAAAACAATATACAGCACACCAGAAAGAATAGAACGAAAGTATCTGGCCCAGTATAAGACTGTAGAAAGCTTCGCGAGATGTCCACAGCTAGAAACATTGTTTAAAAACGATTTTAGAAATATTTGTAGAAGAATTATATGGCAGAGAGGCAGCACAAACCAGGTTAATAAGCATGTAAAGGAACTACATGAGATATTAAGAATCACTAGGACACAATTAAAGTACTTAAAAGAAAGTGGAAAAACGGAAACTATTGGACCGCAAGAGCTTAAAGCGTTCAAACAGATTGCTGATAAATACAAAATAAAAGAGCAGGATTATGACATGTTATTTGAACTGTATATGAGTTCTAACCAGACAGCATTAGAGTATTTGCTAAGATTTCAGAGCATTACAAAATTATGGAATATAGCACATAAGTATTTAGAAGATGACCATCTTGAGAATCTCAGGCAGGTACTTACAGAATATAAAGATTATCTTCGAGAACGCGAAGATAATGGAGATGACTTAAGTAATACTGTTTATCTTAAGCCAAGAAATCTGTATGAAACATATACACGAATACGTCTGGAAGCTGAACAGAGAAAAAATGAGAAGTATATCACTGAGATGCAGCAGAAATATCCGAATATAAAGAGCAGATCAAAGAAGATACCTAAGAAATATACATTTATGCATGAGGGATTAATTATAAGACCAGCCCTAGATGCTAAAGAAATTGTGTTAGAAGGGAGAATGCTTCACCACTGTGTCGGGAGTGATAACCAGCACTATTTGAAGGACTTTAATGAAGGTAAAGGTTGGATAATGGTAATCAGAGATATAAAGGCTCCTGATACTCCATACATTACGGTGGAACTAAAAAATGACAAGATAATGCAGTGGTATGGGGAACATGATACTAAGCCGGATAGGGAGATTATAGAGGAATTTTTAAAAGAATATAAAAAACACATAGCTAAGAAAGAGAGGAAGACAGCATGAATGAAGTGCTATACACAAAAACATTTAATGAGTGGCAGCAGGAGCTAGATACAGAGCTTGTAAAGAGTGCGGAAAGCTTTGTAAAGATAGGATATCTTCTTAAGGTTGCCAGAGATACAGACATACTTGCAAACACTGGATATGCGAATGTTGTGGAATTTGCGAAAGCCCGCTATGGTCTTGATAAAACACAGGTATCAAGGTTTATACATATTAACGACAGATTCAGCGAAGGCGGAAACAGTGCAGAACTGCAGGACAGATATAAAGGTATGGGATATGCAAAACTGACAATCATGCTGCAGCTTCCTGATGAAATTAATGAAGAGATAAGCGCAGATTTCTCCAAGTCTGAGATAGAAGATATCAAAAAGGAAATTGATGAGGAAAATAAGATATCTGACATTGAAGTATGGATGGAAGGTACACAGGAAGATGCAGAGAAATATAACGAGCTTGGACAGGTTATGTATCAACTTTTGCATGATATGCCTGAACTATTTACCAAGATTGCACAGTCTTCTATAGAAACAGAAGAGCTGATGAATATATTAGCCCCATCAGGAGAGATGATATATTCAGTACGCATTCCGGGAACTGGTCGACTAATGTTAAGTATTAAGATTAATACCGGAAGAATAACGATAACCAATGTGCGAAGCATGGAAAAGACAGAGTGGAACATAGAGGACCTTGCAGATTTTGTGGTAGACATACTTAGCAGAGCTGATACAGAAGATCCGGCTAAGGCATGGACAAGCATCTATAAAGAGGAATATCCGAAAAAAGCAGAAATTGCACCGGTGCAACAGGAAAAGCCAGTGCAGAGGAAAGAAAAGAAGGTGCAGAAAGCTAAGATTGAGAAACCTAAGCCCCAGTCGGTAGAAGAGAATACGGAAGAGGAACAGATACCAGGGCAGGACAGCGTGCTTAATCATCCGGAGTATTTACCGGAAAACGGCAATAATAAGGCAGATTCCACAGAAAATGTGCAGGAAACAGATACATTTGTGGATAAGCAGCAGGAAAAACCGCCATATTTTGAAAAAGTTTCTGCAGAGAAAGAAAAAACAGAGCCAGAAATGCCAACAAATGCGATAAATACAGAATGTGAGGACGAAGTAGACGCACTTGGAAACTATATGAATTGCTGGGAAGCAATATGTGATGCACATCGCAAGATTACTCTGTTTATCGAGGATTACAGCGCATCTGATACAACACCGGATAATATGCGGATAGAAGCAGCACGCATAAACGCAGTTACATTGGCAACCGAATTGGAACACTTGAAAACCCTGTAGACCGCATAAATACAGAATACGAACCTATTATGAAAGAGGTGAAAGTTATTAATACACTGACACAAGAAATTGCTAAAAAAATACAGAGAATGTCAGGTACATATACACCATACGTTATATTCACGGACTGGTGTAAGATGCTTTCTTTGTCAATATCTAATGCCTGCGAGATTATTCATGGAGACCTATGGCAGCAGAGAGAAAAGACATACATAGATACTGCAAGCAAATATACCAGTGAGCAATTAAACACAATTGTGGAACTGGGACAGGCACTGATTGAAGTGTATGAACAGGAAGGACCATATGATGCACTGGGTGAAATATACATGGCCGCTGAGTGTGGGAATAAGTCCACAGGGCAGTTTTTCACACCATTTCATGTTAGTGTGCTGACAGCACAATTACATAAGTATCCTGAAGATGAAATAATACGATTAAATGAACCTAGTTGCGGAGCTGGCGGAATGATTCTAGCGACGGCAAAAGTAATTAATGAACGCGGAGGAAATGCACAAAGACAGTTAAGGGTCACTGCACAGGATTTGGACTGGAACAGTATATACATGACATATATACAGTTGAGCTTTAACGGAATAGATGCAGTATGCATACAGGGAGACACCCTTATGAACAATCCGTTTTCAGAGGAGCATGCCCTGAGAACACCAAAGAATAAGGGGGTGCTGTTGTGAGCGAAAGAGATGAACTTATGCAAAAACTACAGCAGGTGCTTATAAGCTACAATATTCCGCCGGAAGAATTAAGGTCCAGATTATACCTTACCTTAGAACCATATGAAATAACACAGAGAAGTACAGAACTTATTGTTGCGGATGAAGAAGGAGTGGACAAATATATAAGACTGTTCTTACTAAGTAAGCGGGTAGCAGGAAGAACAGAACGGACGCTGACTCAGTACAATAATGAACTGAGGAGATTCTTTATGGAATGTCCTAAAATTCCAACAGAAGTAACATCAAATGATATAAAAAAATATCTGGCAATAAAAGAGGTAAGAGACGGAGCGTCAAAAGTGTATTTGAAAAACATATATAGAGACTTGTCGTCTTTTTATACATGGATGGTTAAAGAGGAGTATATAATCAAAAATCCTTTTAATAAGATTGAGGAGATTAAGATTCCCAAGGTAAAAAAGCCAGCATTTACAGAAATGGACATAGAAAGATTAAGAATGAATATTGAGCCAGACGACTTAAGAACCAAGCTGATCTTTGAAGTATTGTTATCTACATGGTGTCGAGTTACAGAGCTGTCTAACATGAAAATCTCGGATTTCTCAGAAGACAGAGAATCGGTGATTGTACACGGAAAAGGACAGAAAGATAGGATATGTTACTTGAATGCCAGGGCAAAATTAAGTCTGGAACAATATATGGAAAAGAGGCAGGATAACAATCCATATTTACTGCCAAACAGTAATGCAACAGGATACGGGGTTTCAAGTGAAAATCTTAACTACATAAGAAGATTACCTAAAAAAGAACAGTGTAATTGGTGGCAAAATAAAGAAATCATTGGAACAGGGCATATGGACAATTCCTCAATCGAATCGATTATAAGGAAATTAGGAAAAAAGGCAGGCGTAGAGAAAACACACCCACATAGATTTAGAAGAACAGGCGCTACATTTGCATTAAGGCGGGGAATGCCAATAGAGCAGGTGTCAAAGCTGCTAGGGCATGAATCTATAGAAACCACACAGATATATCTAGATATATCAGAATCAGAGCTTGAACAGAGTCACAAAAAATATGTATAAGGAGGCAGTATGACAATAGGAATAATATGTTTTGTAGCCGGCTTTATAACGGCATGGGGAATATCGGCATTGTGTAATGCAGGAAGGGGAAACTGGAATGAATAAAGATTGTATTATGATTAATTTGGAGCAAAAAGATTGTAAGGGACTTAATGAGTTATATTGCGCTAAGGAGGATAAGCCTTGCCCATTCTATAAGCCGGCTGATAAATACAATAGAGATGGCAGCAGAAGGAGGAAGGCAAATGAAAAGACTTACAAGTAATAAAAATACATCTGATATGTCTATGATTGAACTGGCACATAATAGTTGCTATATAGATAATAAGCGTAATGCAAGATACAGAGATTACAATTTAGACATTGACAGTAGGCAGCTTGCAAGAAGTCTTATGAAAGATATTTGCAATGTAGATTTAACTGATTTATCAGATGAAGAATTTGAGGAATATATGGGTTCTATGCTTTCAGTAGAAATAGATAGTACAGTAGGACTTCTGGCATTGTTTTATCGTAATTTATGGGCGATAGCTGATTTAAGAGAAAAACTGAAAGAATATGAGGACTTAGAGGAACAGGGCAGACTTGTCAAGTTACCTTGTAAAATCGGAGATGATGTTTATTTTGTTCCTAGTCAGGTCAATTACAAGCTGAACATATTAAATAGGCATAGTGAAAATAACAAAGTCTATCATCAGAAAGTAGAGAATTTCGTACTGACAAGGCGCGGCTGGTACTTAGAGTGTGATCAGAATGTTAAGTATGGAACAGGACATATTTTAACAGATAGGTTCTTTAATGAAACTTGGTTTCTGACAAAATCCGAAGCCGAAGCAAAACTGAAAGAATTGAGAGGTAAGAATGAATAAAAGAAAAGCAATATCTAAAAAAGTGAGACAATCTGTATATCTCATGTATAACGGACATTGTGCTTATTGTGGTACAGAAATAGCTTACAAAGATATGCAGGTAGACCATGCAACACCGCTTAGGATAGGTGGAGCAGACGACATTTCAAATTACATGCCAGCTTGTAGGAGCTGCAACCACTATAAAGCCACTTTAGATGTCGAGGGATTTCGAAAGTATCTTTCAAAAATACATAAAAGGCTTATGCGTGACAGCATACCTTATCAAGTGGCGGAGCGGTTTGGTATAGTAAAGCATATGTCGGATAATGTGAAGTTTTATTTTGAGAAAGTAGAAGGAGACGATTATGTGGAAAATAACAAAGAAAGACGGTATTGCAGTGGAGATAGAGAGGTGTCCGGATGAGCAGAAGACGACATAAGAACCTGAATGAATATACATGCTGTGAGCAGTGTTCTAACAGCGTGGCAGCAGACGGAACATATACATGTAATAACAAGACGGTTATAGAGAACTACATGCCAGCGGAAGATTACTTCTGGTGCGATGGAGAGATGTTTGTCAGGAGGGAACATGAGACTGATTGATGCAGATATTTTTAAAGAGTATGTTATGAAAGGCTTTCAAGACAATGAGGGACTTCTTAAAACTGAAGAATATAGGAATTTAGCAAGGCAAATAGCAGAGGCTTTCTGTCGAGATATAGACGAACAGCCTACAGCCTATGACATTGATAAGATTATTGAACTGCTGGAAGCTGAAAAAACAAAGGCCGGCAGTGAAAGTTACTGCAGAATCAAATACAACAATGGAGAGTGTGCTGACAAAATGTGTTTTGAGTGTATTACTGAGTATTTGATTGCAATTGTAAAGGGGGCAGGGAAAAGTGACAATCGATGAGTGTATTTTAGAGTTCCGACAGAAAAGTTATGAGTTTGAACATGCTATGTGTGATGAAGGCACGCTGGAAGAGAGAAAATTCTATCAGACAAAATGGGAACATTATAAACAACTTACTGATTGGTTAGAAGAATTAAAGAAATGGCGAGAACCAAACACAATCATTGTGCGTTTGGAAATTGAAGATATAGAAACTATCAAGAATATGGCTGTTATAGACTTATATGATAAGGTGACTGAGGATATAAAAACAAGAATTAAAAACTGGAAAATAAATTGGTCTGATAGAGAGTTTGAATTGATGCATTATGCAGCTACTACTTGCTTGGAATCATTAAGGCACTATACAGAACATATAAAGGCAGGTGAATCATGAGTGACTAAAGAAAATGAGGATAAAAAGAAATGGTTAAAAAGATATCGTAGAACCAAAAGGAATCTGATAGTAACCGAACTTGCAGTAAAGGAACTGAAAGCAGCACAGATAATGGGAGCAAAGGGCAATGATGGAATGCCTAAAGGAAAAAATAACAGTTCCGATTTAAGTGATTATATAGTAAAACTGGAAGATAAAGAAAAGGAATATGAGAAAGCTAAAGAAAGTTACATTAAAATTTGTGATGAAATAATAAGTGCTATATATCTACTACCAGATAGCAGGCAACAGATGGTTTTGATATATAGATATATCACATCAGATAACAATGATTGGTCAGAAGTATTAATAAAAATGAGAGAAGCAGGGGAAGCGTATTCAATGCGACAGATATATAATATACATGGCGAAGCACTTAGAAATCTAAAAATATCTTAGAAATTTAGAATAATAAGCTTGACATATGGTGCACCATATGATAATATATACTTGTAAGGAGGTGATACATATGTCAGACAAAAAAGAAAAGTCCGAAGACGCATTAAAGACTTGGCTGGTCGGTGCGGCAACGGACTTGGTTATCGGAATAATTCTTCTTATTCTCGATAAGCTTCTAAGTTAGCTTAGAAAACAAGGAATGGGGCGAAAGCCCTGTTCCACTTAATAATATAACATAGTTTCAAGAAAGGAGCAAATGTATGTTAGGTAAGTTAGGAATATTTTTTATAGCGATAGGAATAGCAAAGATGATTATATACACAGTAAAGAAAGTGAGGAGCAATAGATGCCAGTAGGAGAGCCTAATAAGCAGACAATAGCATCTGCCAAGTATCAGAAGAAAGCAGGGTATGTATCTAAGTCATATAAGCTTAAGAAAGATATAGTTGAAGCGTTTGCTGATAAATGCAAAGAGAACGGAGAGAGTCAGGCGGAAGTTATAACAAGGCTTATGAATGAATACATAAGTAAAAAGCGCTAAGTTGCACCGGTACAACGTATATTAACAATATACTGGCAGCAGATAAAAGATTGCAGTGAATTGCAGTTTTAAATGTGATATTATGTATTTATAAAAGATTGCAGTAAATTGCAGTTTTAAATGTGTTATAGTATAAACTACAGAAAGAGCAAGGGAATCTTAAACGGATTCCCTTTTTAATTGCAATGGAATTTGATTACAACAGTAAGAGATGGAAACAGAAGAGAGCCAGAATATTAAGGCGGGACAAGTATATGTGTGTTGAATGCAGAAAGTATGGGCGACAGAGAGAAGCGGTCACGGTTCATCATATTAAGCATGTTGATGAATATCCAGAGCTTGCTTACATAGATTCTAACCTTGAGAGCTTGTGCAATGCATGTCACAATAAGATGCACCCTGAAAAGGGCGGACATAAAGCATAGCCCCCCTGTTTAAATGAAAAATTTTTAAGCCGTCTGGGACCGGGGAGGGGAACTCTTTCCAACTCTGCAAAAAATTATCAGGGAGGGGGAATGCCAAAATGGAGTCTGAAAAATGGAGAAGAAAAATCAAGGACAATCTCAAGAAATTAGGCACTTATGACGCTGCTTATAACTCTGTCATAAATACCTTGGCAGATACCCTGGAACAGCGCGATAAAGTTTACGGAAATTATAAGAAAAATGACGAAGACATGATTGTTGAGTATACCAATAAAGCAGGCAAGACAAACATGGTAACAAATCCTAAGATTGTACTATGGAATGAGCTTAACAAGACAGCGTTGTCGTATTGGAAGGAACTTGGATTGACACCTTCCAGCTTAAAGAAGATTGGAGGGGCAAGACCAGAGGAGAAGCCGACAGGTCTTGCAACAGCACTTGCTTCAATTGAAAGCTAAGAACTGGAGTACAGTAATTGAATATGCAGAATCAATACGAGATGGAAAGAAAGTAGCTTGTTTGGAACTTAAGCAGGCAGTAGACAGATTCTTTCGTGATCTGGACAATCCAGAATATGAAGTCAATCCCAAAGCGCCAGAGTTCTGCATACAGATAATTGAAAAAACAATAAAGCATCAGCAGGGAGAGCGTATCGATGGAACACCATTGAGAGGCACTCCTTTTTTATTAGAGCCATTTCATAAATTTATAATATATAACCTTGTTGGTTTTTATCACAAGGGTACAGGCATTGTAAGATTTCATGAGGCTCTTATATTTATACCGCGAAAGAACATAAAGACTTCTTTTGCGGCTGCATTAGCATGGGCATTGTCATTATGGTACAGACGTTCAGGGTCAAAGGTTTATATTGCTTCAGCGGCATTAATGCAGTCACTTGAAAGCTTTAATTTCCTTGATTACAATGTCACAGCAATGGGGGAAAAGAAAGTAAGAGGAAGGAAAGGGGGAAGCGTAAATGTTATTGATAACAACAATGAGCACAGTATGGAAGCCACCCTCCCGGATGGGAGCTTTTATATAAGGGCATTAGCAGCAAATCCAGATGCACAGGATTCTCTTAATTGCAATATTGCAATCGTTGATGAAATACATGCTTTAAAAAAGCCTAAGCAATACAATCTTTTTAAAGAAGCTATGAAGGCATACACCAATAAACTGATTATAGGTATATCAACAGCAGGAGATAATGAGAATTCATTTTTGGGAAACAGATTGAAATATTGCAGGAAAGTTTTAGATGAAACAGTTAAAGATGAACAGTATTTTATATTTATGTGCTGTGCTAACCCTGATGAGAATGGTGATATTGATTATACGAATCCAAAGGTACATGAAATGGCCAACCCTGCTTATGGGGTATCCATTCGTCCAGAAGAGCTAATGAATGATTCGTTACAGGCTCAGAATGATCCACAGCAGAGAAAGGATTTCTTTGCAAAGTCGTTAAATGTATATACATCTGCTATTAAAGCATATTTTGACATTGAAGAATTCAGGAGGTCCGATTCTAAGTATAGTTGGACACTTGAACAATTGGCGAAGCTACCAATAAAATGGTATGGTGGCGCAGACCTGTCAAAGATGCACGATCTTACGGCTGCATCGTTATATGGTAATTATAACGGGATAGACATAATAATACCTCATGCATGGTTTCCTGTTACAGCAGCATATAAAAAAGCAGATGAAGATAATATTCCTCTGTTTGGTTGGAAAGATAATGGTTGGCTGGATATGTGCAACAGTGCAACGGTCAATCATGCAGATATAGTTAATTGGTTTATAAGCATGAGAAAGAAAGGATTCAAGATTATTGAAGTAGGCCATGATAGAAAATTCTGTAGGGAATATTTTATTGGAATGAAAAGAGCCGGCTTTAAGATTGTTGACCAGCCACAGTATTTTTACAAGAAATCAGAAGGTTTCAGACACATAGAAAAAGCTGTTAAAGATGGTAAATTGTACTATCTTCACTCAGAAGCTTATGAATATTGTGTTGAAAATGTGAGCGCAATAGAAAAAACAGATGACATGATTCAATATGATAAGGTTCAGCCGGAGCAGCGAATAGATATATTTGACTGCTCTGTTTTTGCGTGCATAAGGTATTTGGAAAATCTGGAAAAATCCAGCATTGCGTCAGGCTGGTTTGGAGGAAGTAAAAAGTGAGTAAAAGAAGAAAGAAACAAAATGTAAAAAGAGATGCTTCAGTTGGATTCCTTCTTTCTGGAGATGCATATACGACGCTATGTGGTGATGGATATACTCCATTAAACAAAAATCCGGAAGTAGTGACAGCATGTGGAGTAATAGCAGAACTGATTGCGTCAATGACAATTTATCTGATGTGTAATACAGACAATGGCGACATAAGGATTAAGAATGAATTAAGCAGGAAGCTTGACATTAACCCTAACAGATTCATGACGAGACATACATGGGTAAAGTGGATTGTAATGAATATGTTGCTTGGCGGAAAAGGGAATGCAGTTGTATATCCTACAACGGACGATGGCATATTAGGAGATATGATATTAATCCCACCAAGTCAGACATCATTTCTGCAGGATGGATATGGATATCAGATAGGGATAAATGGACGATATTATGATCCTGATAATGTACTGCATTTCGTATATAACCCGGATGAAAATTATCCATGGAAAGGCCGTGGGATAACGGTTGAGCTTAAAGATGTAGCCCAGAATCTTAAACAGGCATCAGACACAAAGAATGCATTTATGTCAAATAAGTTTCAACCAAGCCTGATTGTTAAAGTAGATGCCTCTGTAGAGGAGTTCCAGTCGCCAGAAGGCAGAGAAAAGTTATTAGAGGATTACACAGCGGGGGTAGAACAGGGAAGGCCTTGGATGCTGCCTGGAGAAATGATTGATATAAAAGAGATAAGACCATTGACTCTAGGAGATTTAGCATTAAACGATTCTGTTGTTCTTGATAAAAAGACGGTTGCATCTATTGTTGGAATACCAGCATTTCTTTTAGGTGTAGGAAATTACAATAAAGACGAATATAACAATTTTATATCGCGGAAAATAAAGGCAATTGCAGAAGAAATTGAACAGGAATTAACTAGAAAATTGCTGATAAGTCCTAAATGGTATTGGAAATTCAATGTACAGAGCCTTTATGCGTATGATATTAAAACAATCAGTGATGTATACAGCAATCTCTATGTAAGAGGTCTGTTTACGGGAAATGAGGTAAGAGATAAGCTTGGGGCATCTCCTATGGAGGGACTTGATGAACTTGTCTTATTAGAAAATTATATTCCGCTGGATAAGATAGGAGACCAGAAAAAACTTATACAGGAAGGAGATACGGATGGAAATTAAAGATATAGGAATGCAGATTCGGTCTGCAGAAAGCAAATTTAATACGAGGGAAGACGGAGAAGACCTTTACATTGAAGGATACTTCTCCGTTTTTAATAGCAACTACGAATTATGGCAGGGAGCAACAGAATCTATTGATTCTCACGCTTTCGACAATGCGCTTGGTGATGATATCCGGGCATTGGTTGACCATGACACGCACTTAGTACTTGCAAGGAATAAAGCAGGCACACTTGAATTGAAAATTGATTCGCGCGGATTATGGGGAAAAATCAGAATTAATCCGAAAGATTCTGATGCAATGAACCTGTATGAAAGAGTGAAGCGTGGAGATGTTGACCAGTGTTCTTTTGGATTTGACATTCTTGACCAGGAAACCGAGTACCGGGAAGATGGAACAGTTCATTGGACAATCAAGAGCGTAAAGCTGTATGAAGTATCAGTATGCACATTCCCGGCATATGAGGACACTTCGGTGTCAGCTCGTAAGAAGGATTACGAGGATATCAAAAAGAGAAGGTCAGAATTGTGGAAAACACAGATGACTGCACGAATTAAAGGAGGAAAATAATGGCATTAAAGGCATTAATGCTTCGTAAGAAGCTCACAGACGTAAAGAAGGCTCTTGATGAAGCAAGAGCGAAGACAGCCACTTTTGAGACTAGAGAAGCAGAGCTTGAACAGGCTATAAGTGAAGCTGAAACTGATGAGGAAAAGCAGGCTGTAGAAGAGGAAGTTGAAAAGTTTGAAACAGAGAAGAAGGAACATGATGAAGAGGTTTCTAAGCTGGAAAATGATGTAGCTGCTATAGAAAAAGATCTTGCAGATACAGAGGCTGAACAGCCAAAACCAGCGGCAAAGCCAGAAGAGAGAGGAGAAAGAAAGACAATGACAACAAGAAAATTCTATGGAATGGATATGCAGGAAAGAGATAGGTTCTTCGCCGATGATGGAGTTAAGAATTTCCTTGGCGAAATCAGATCATGTATCAAGGAAAAGAGAGCATTAACCAATGTTGGATTAACAGTACCAGAGGTAATGCTTCCACTTATCAGGACTAAGGTAGAGGAAACATCTAAGCTTGTCGGAAGGGTAAATCTTGCTACAGTGAGTGGTAAAGCAAGGACAAGAATCATTGGCACAATACCGGAAGCAATATGGACAGAAATGGTTGGAACACTTAATGAACTTGATCTTAAGTTTTACGATGACGAAGTTGATGGCTACAAGGTGGGAGGATTTATTCCAGTGCCTAATTCTATACTTGAAGATAATGATGTAGACCTTGCTTCTACTATCATTGATGCATTAGGTAAGGCAATTGGAAAAGCACTTGATAAAGCTATTGTATATGGAACAGGAACAAAGATGCCATTAGGTATAGTTACAAGATTAGCACAGGCTGCACAGCCTGAAACATATAGCGCAACAGCAAGACCATGGGCTGATTTACATGAATCACATATAATTACAGGAACAGGTGCTGCAGGACTTAATCTTTTTAAAGAAATACTCACTAATTCAGGTGTAATTGAAAATGATTACATTGAAGATGGTCTGGTATGGCTGATGAATAAGAAAACACATGATAAGATTAAGATTCAGTCCCTTGATAAGAATACTAACGCTCTTATTGTTGCTGGTATGAATAATACAATGCCGCTTATCAATGGAGATATCATTGAGCTCTCATTTATACCGGATGACAACATTGTATTTGGATATTTACCGGCATATTTACTTGCACAGAGAGCAGGCACAGCAATAAGCCAGTCAGAGCATGTAAGATTCATTCAGGACCAGACTGTATTTAAGGGAACTGCGAGATATGATGGAAAGCCTGCAATTGCTGAGGCATTTGGTGTACTCACAATTTCATCAGCTGCACCGACAACAACGGTAACATTTCCAACAGATACAGCTAATTAAGAGAGGTGATAAGCTTTGGACAACGCAAGTATATTGGAAATTATGAAACAGGATATAGGCATATCAGTTGAACTTCCACCAGAAAGAGAAGTATTTTTGACTAATTACATTGAGCTGGCCAGAGCTGCCATCGCAAGGGAAGGCATAACCGTTCTTGATAATATTGAGGACGGTATGCTTGTTGAAATGTATGCATCATATCTGTACCGAAACAGGAAAGAGGATAAACCTATGCCGAGAATGCTAAGGCTGGCACTTAATAACCGAAAATTAAGCAGGAAGGAGTTAAGTGATGGAGGGATATCTTGAACTTATAACGCCTGTATATGAAAATGATGAACTGAAGCAAAACATTAAAACAGGAGAAAAGGTTGATTCTGTATGGGTTGAAGAAATATCTGTTACACGGAGTGAGTTCTATAATGCCGGTAATAGCGGGCATAAAGCACAGTTAGCATTTACGACAGCCTCAGCGAACTATAGCGGTCAGAGTGAATGCAGATTTTGCAAGAAAGCATACAGCATATATCGTACATATAAGTCTGATAATGAGACGATTGAACTTTATCTTGAAGAAAAGGTGGGAATAATGTGAAGATAGGAATAGATAGTTTGTCAGAAACCGTAGCACAGGAATTAAGCAATTATTCAAGAGAAGTAAATAAGGCTCTACGAGATGAGGTGAAAACAACAACTAAGCAATGTGTTAAAGATATCAGGGAGGCTGCTCCAGAGGATACGGGAGCATATAAGAAGAGCTGGACATCTAGGGTTCAATATGAAAGTGAAGATGATATCCGGACAGTTGTATATGCAAAGGGAACAGGAGCAAGCTTAACGCATCTTCTTGAGAATGGACATGCGAAGGTTGGCGGCGGAAGAGTAAAAGCATATCCACATATTGCTCCGGCAGAAGAAAAAGCAAGTGAAAGCTTGTTTAACAAAGTGAAGGTGAGATTAGGAAAATGACGCTTGGGGAGTTAATAAAAACATTAAGTACAACAAGTATTCCAATAACATACAGAGCATTTGAAGAAGGGAAGTCGCCAGGGCTTCCCTTTATATGTATAGTTGATGCAGATACAGATAATTTTTTTGCAGATGGCAAGGTATGGCATGAAATTCATGCAGTTAATATTGAGTTGTATACGAAGAGTAAAGATATAGAAACGGAAAACAAAGTAAAAAAGGCGCTTAATGATAATGAGATACCATGGCAGCAGACGGAGGTATACATTGAATCAGAAAAGTGCTATGAGCAAATATTTAGTATGGAGGTATGACATGGGAAAGAATAAGGTTAAGTACAATCTTAAAAACGTACATATTGCAGTAAAAAAGGCATCTGGGACATATGACACACCATTTGAGTTACCCGGAGCGGTAAATATGTCACTTAGTCCACAGGGAGGACTTGAACCATTTTATGCGGATGGTATCAAGTATTCTGTCAGTTCGACTAATAATGGATATGAAGGAGATCTTGAGATTGCTCTTGTTACGGATGAATTCAGAACACAGATATTTAAAGAGTACACAGATAACAATAAAGTTATGTTTGAAGATGCAGATGCACCGACAGTAGAATTTGCGCTCGGCTGTCAGATCGATGGAGATGCAAAAGAAACAATGTTCTGGTTTTATGGCTGTACAGCAACAAGACCGAATGTTGATGCACAGACCAATGAGGATAAGAAAACACCGCAGACGGATAAGCTCACAATATCTGTTGCCGGTGATGATTTTACTGTTGGTGGAAAGAAGAAACGACTGGTAAGAGCCAAGTCAACAGAGGAAACCACTACTTCACTGGAAACATGGTTTGAAAATGTTGTTTCACCGGTTGAAGCTGCATAAGGAGAATAATTATGGCAACAAAAAGAAATATAGAAATTGGTGGTATAGTATGCCACTTTAGAAGCTCAGCAGCAGTACCAAGAATATATCGGCTGATGTTTTCAAGGGATTTGTTTAAAGACATGTCAAAGCTGGCAGATGAATTGGATAAATCAAACAGACTGGAAGAGAAAGAAAAGAAAAAGGCGGAAGCAGAGGGCAGGGCTTATGTTAAGTCAAGCACTCTGCCTCTTTCATCTTTGGAAATGTTTGAGAATATTGCATATGTTATGGCTAAACATGGAGACCCGTCACAGCCAGATAATATAGAGGAGTGGCTGGATCAATTTGAAATGTTTGATATTTATGAGATTTTACCTCAGATATTAGACATGTGGAAAATTGAAACACATCAGGAATCAGAACCAAAAAAAGTGTAGGCGAGATTGACAGAGAACTTAATACTCCTTTGTATTTGCTTAGGGTTGTTCAGTTAGGGATATCAATATCAGATTTAGAGCTGTTAAGCATAGGATTGGTGAATGATATGTTTATTGAATATAACAACGATGATTGTGAGTATGCAAGAAAAGCAACGCAGGAGGATATAGACGCTTTATAGGAGACAAGTATGGCTGGAACAAAAATAAGAGGAATAACAATAGAGATTGGCGGCGATACATCAGGTCTTAATAAAGCACTTGGTTCGGTTAATTCGCAGATAAAAAGCACCCAATCTCAGTTAAAAGATGTTGAGAGATTATTAAAATTAGATCCAAGTAATACAGAACTTCTTACACAGAAGCATAAACTTCTTAAAGAGGCTGTTACAGAGACTAAGGATAAACTTAAGACATTAAAAGAAACACAGGATAAAATAGATAGTGGCAAGGTTACTACATCGAAAGAAGCTTATGATGCCTTAAAAAGGGAAATAGTGAGTTGTGAAACGAGTTTGAAAGACTTGGAGAAACAAGCGGCACAGAGCAATGTCAGTTTAGTAAAAGCGGGACAGGCATTTGATGGTATAAGCCAAAAGACAAGCGGTGTTGGCAAAAATATGTCGAAATTAACAGCTACTGTTGCAGGAGTAGGAGCTGCAGGAATAGGTGCGGCAATGTCGCTGGATGATGGATATGATACGATTATTACAAAAACAGGCGCAACAGGAAAGGCACTGCAAGAACTGAATGATGTCGCTGATGATATATATAGCTCAATGGCTGTATCAATGGAGGATGTGGGAATAGCAGTTGGTGAAGTTAATACAAGATTTCAGGCAACTGGAAAACAACTTCAGGATTTATCAGAGGAATTTTTAAAATTTGCACAAATTAATGGAACAGATCTGAATACTTCTATAGATACAACTGATGCAATAATGACCAAGTTTGGTATTGACACATCAAGAACATCTAATGTTTTGGGCCTATTTACTAAAGTTGGTCAAGATACGGGAATATCAATGGATACATTGCTAAACAGTCTGCAAACAAATGGTGCATCATTGCAGGAGCTAGGCTTTAGCCTTACGCAGTCTACCATGTTACTTGCTCAGATGGAAGCAAGTGGTGTGGATACAACAATTGGTATAACATCACTAAAGAAGGCTGTTACTAATCTTACTGACAGCGGGAAACCATTAAATACAGCATTGTCAGAAGTTATATCATCAATAAAAAATGCAAAAAGTGATACAGAAGCATTAAATATTGCGTCATCAACATTTGGAAGTAAAGGTGCTGCTGAAATGTCGAAAGCTATAAGAGATGGAAGGTTAGATATAAACGATTTGGCAGCATCATTGCAAAGCTATGGTTCTGTAGTATCAGAAACATTTGAAGAAACACAAGACCCATGGGACGAGGCAACAATTGCCACTAATAATCTCAAACTTGCCGGAGCAGATTTAGGTTCAACTTTATTGGAAACATTAACACCTAAAATAAATAGTACGGTTGAAGCAATTAAAAATTTTGCACAATGGTTCAGAAGCTTATCAGATGAACAAAAAAACATCATATTGATAATTGTCACATTAGTGGCAGCAATAGGACCGCTTTTTATATTTATTGGTAAAATGGCTAGTGGAGTCTCGGCAATAATAAAAGTTGTTCAGGTACTGATACCTATAGTGAGCTCTTTAAATGCTGTATTAGCTGCGAATCCTATAATATTAATAATTACAGGAATTACAGCTCTGATAGTTGCAATTGTACTTTTGTATAATAAATGCGAGTGGTTTAGAGATGGTGTTAATGCTGTCGTAGGAACAATAGTAGATTTTGCAAAAGAAGTGTGGGATAAGATAAGCACATTTTTTACTGAAACTATTCCAAATGCTTTTGACGCTGTAATATCTTGGTTTAAAGATAACTGGCAAGGTCTTTTGCTCCTTTTAGTGAATCCGTTCGCCGGAGCTTTTAAACTATTATATGATAACTGTGAAGGATTCAGAAATTTTGTAAATGGTTTTGTAGAAAAAGTAGTGGATGCATTTACAGGATTTGCGTCTGACATAAAAGAAAGAGCTGTAAGCATAGGAACACATATTACAGATGGAATTGAAGTTGCAATAGATTATATTCGTGATTTACCACACAAAATGACAGAGTGGGGCAAAGATATGATTGATGGATTTGTAGCAGGAATAAAATCAAAAGTAAGTAATGTTGAAAATGCTGTTATAGGTATAGGCAATAAAATTAAGAGCTTTCTTCACTTTTCAAGACCAGATGAAGGTCCTTTGCGCGATTATGAGACTTGGATGCCTGATTTTATAGGAAGAATGGCAGAACAGATAGAGCAACAGAAGGGCAAAATAACTAATGCTGTACAGAGTATGGCGGGGGAAATGAAATTTACACCAGCTATAGCAGGTACATCTAGCACAACAAGTAACACCACAAATGTATTTAATGGAAATTATAAGTTTAATGATAAGTCTGATATTGATTATTTCATGAATCAGGCGGCACTTAGACTGAAAGGAGCACGATGATAGTTAATGGTACAGATTTAAGGACTAAATATGGTCTTAATGTTGTATGGCTTAGCCAGACGATAAACCCTCGGACGGTGAATGTATATAATAATTGGCTTGATGGTGCAATAGACCCAGCTAAATATAAGAAGACAAAGTATACAGAATTTGAGATATACATTGAAATGCTTGTTAAATCTGAAAGTAAAGAAGATTGTGAAAAGTTAATGAGTTCTCTGATGGCAGACTTTGAATCAGGAATTGTTCAGCTGGATGACATGGAATTCTTATATAAGTTTGATATGGCCAAGGAGCAGAGAGAATTAAAGAAAAGATGGTTATATCATTATGAATTGACATTAACAGGTCATGCAAAACTTGGAAAGCCAGTTAATGAGAGCTTTACAGGAACAAAATACACAACAACTATTAAAGGCACAGCAGAAACTCCTGCTGTGCTTTCTTTAACATCAGATATTGCGTTAGGAAGTCTTACAGTAGAAGGTTTAACTGAAGATATTATTACAATTTCCAATGTTGGAAGAAATACAAGTATTCTGATTGATGGAGAATCATGCCAAGTAACTGAAAACGGCGAAGATATATTTGATAAGGTTGATTTATGGAGCTTTCCAAGGGCAAGTCCTGGAGACATTACGATTAAGCTGGGGAGCACATGTAGTGCAAAATTAAGCTATTATCCAAGATATATTTAAGGAGGCAATATGAAACTTAAGTTAGGTGAAATAAAAGAGGAGATAATTGGACTACGGAAGGTCTATGATAAGAAGCTTCCGGTGGCATTAAGCTATTCTATAGCTACCAATGAGAAAATGCTTTTTGAAAAGTATAAAGAAGTTGAGGAACATCGCGAAAAAATATTCAAAGAGGTTTGTCTGAAAGATGATGACGGTGTACCAATTATGCTTGAAGATGAGAAAAAAGGCACTAAGGAATATACATTTGAAACAGATGCTATAAAGAATGAGGCAATTTCTAAGGTAGAAGAACTTTATGAGCTTGATGAAGATTTTGACATTAGAACAGTAACGATGAATGTTATTGAGCTTACAGAAACAGATCCTAAGTATGATATTCTTACAGCACAGGATATGTCAGCATTATTATTCATGATTAAATAAGAGGAGGAGCGGCTATGCTGAAATACATTGATAAAAATGGCAAGAAAAAGCCGCTAATTGAATATTCGGATCTGTGTATTGAAGAGGTGCTTGACTATGGAGATAAGACACTAACATGTAATGTTTCTGTGAAATGTTCTGTGGCACTGGAGGATATAATCAGGACCAGGACTGATGAATATGTAATAAAGCAGAAAAGCGGGCCGGCTGATGACGGTACATATACAGTAACAGCAAAGCTTAATATTGACGAGCTGGAAGGGACTCCTTTTATATCTTTTGATACCACTGAAAAAACAGCACTGGAGGCGGCTCAGCTGGCTCTTGCAGGTACTGGGTGGACATGCGAATGTGATGTAAAAAAGAAACGTACTGTAAGAATGACAAATGCCTCATCATGGGAAATATTAAAAAAGATAGTTGATACTTATATGCTGGAAATGCGAATTGACAGTATAAATAAGACTATCATATTAAAGGAAAAAATTGGTTCGTATAAGGGAGCATATTTTACAGACCAGATCAACTTGATATCTTTAGAGAGTCAGGCAAATACAAATGATTTTTATACAAGGATTTATCCAATAGGAAAAGATGGACTGACAATTGAAAGTGTAAATAATGGCAGTACCGTATTGGAAAATCATATATATAGTTCTAAAAATAAGACATATATATGGAAGGATGAAAGATATACGGATCCGCAAAGTCTGAAAGAAGACGCTGCCGAGAAGCTGGCAGATATGGCACAGCCATATATTGCATATAGCTGTTCAATACTTGATTTGTCTCAGAACAGCAAGAAATATAAGAATTACAATATTGGAGATGAAGTTGTATTAATAGACAGCTTTTCTAAGACGAAGATTAAGCAGCGAATAAAAAAGATATCTAGATATCAGGATGATCCGAGTAAAGATACATGCGAAATTGCTAACCTGAAGCTCACATTTACTGAGATGCAGCAGAAACTTAACGATGCAGCAGACACAGTAAATAATATTACAACTGACAATGGAACAGTAGATGGCAGCTCCATAGATGATATGGATGCCAATAAACTAACAAATGTTGATGATGTAGTATCTAAAACGGAAAGCTTTAAGAGTATTAAAACAGAAGTATTAACTGTTACAGGTGAGTTACAGAGTGCATCAGGTAAAATCGGAGAACTTGAAACCAATAAACTTGATTCAGAAACGGCAAGGATTACATATGCAACAATAGAAAATTTAAAAGGCCTTTCCGGAGAATTTGAACAGTTCAAGACGAATGATTTTACTGCGATAACAGGAAAGGTTAATGACCTTACTGTTGGAGTAGAAAAAGTAAATACGCTGATGTTTGGCTCTGCCACAGGCGAAAGCATTACTACAGATTTTGCCAATAGTGTTATTAGCATGATAGGTACAGCACAGATTAAGGACTCTATGATAGATTCTTTAGATGCAAAGAAAATAAAGGCCTTGGACATTGATACCACAGATGTTGCAGTACATAGCAAAGACGGTTTGAGTAGATGGTCTGATAATACGATACAGATAAGTGATTCTAAGCGTGTTCGCGTTCAGATAGGTAAAGATACATCTGGAGACTATAACATGTATGTGTGGGATGTAAAGGGCAACCTGATGTTTGACGCGCTAGGTCTTACAGAACAGGGAGTTCAACGTGAGATAATCCGCAACGACATGGTAAAAGAAAATGCAAATATATCTGCTGGAAAACTGGATATAGCAAGCCTTTTTAGTGTTATTAACAATGATGGCACACATACGCTTAAGAGCAACAAGATATATCTGGATGATGCAGCACAGACACTTAATGTTCTTCTGCAG